TGGAACAGTGTTAATATGCTTTCCCCTATAATTCCTATAAAACCACTCACTACTTACTTTATAACCCCTATTAAACATCTCCTGCATAACCTTTGCATGATACAACTCAAGATCATGCAAACTATGCTTAAACACATAATCTACCACTCTATGCTTTTTACCCCAACCGTTACCTCGCATAGCACAACATTCACGATGCTGCCCAAGTAGCTGTTGCCTTGGTAATAATGGTATTAATTCTTCATGCCACAATCTCATTTTATACCTCTACATAAGACGACATTTTTTCTACTTCTTAATTTTATAATAAAAAAGAAAGCCTGACTACTACATTAAGTAATAGTCAGGCTTTCTTTAGTACGCATATGTTACCCACACACCAGTTTTTTTATCTTGCCAATCATACTCGCCTCGAAATCCTATATATTTGCTACCTATCCGGCGGCTCACTCCGTAGCTGATACCTGTAACATAGTGATCAATATCAATCTTGGCTCCGATCTCCCGCAGAACCCCTGGCGCGGACGGTGGCAAGGATTTCAAGATTTTCTGCTGCAATTCTTCCTGCTTCTTCGACCAGGCTTCCAGCTCTGTCAACTGCTTCTGCAGCTGATTTATTTGCAGTTTGGCTTCGCTCGATGCTTGATCCGATAGCGTCTGCTGTTCCCTTGCTATCTGTAATTCCAGCGCTAATTTCCTGCTGATTTCCAATTGCCTGGTTGAGTTTTGTTCCAGTGTCGCCAGCTCGCTTTCCGTTATCATGTATGCCGGCTCGGCTGAACAGGTAACAGGCAAGAAAAAGAACTGCGCCAACGCCCATACCAACAAGAAAGCGATTATTAGATATCCAACTTTTGATTTTTTCATACACATTCGTCACCACCTGCTACTGTAGCCCCTGGTATCCACATGAATCCAATCGCCATAATAACCAATCCCCAGCTGATCTTCAATGCTCCATGCTTTAGCTGCAGCAATGACCGTATCTGCCAATGCGGTATCAGTATCGTCCTGTCCCGAAATATGGATGTCGGCCGCACAGCCACGGGTGTGATAGCTGTTAGGCTCTCCACCAACAGCTAAGTTCACTTCTATCGTTCTAAAGCCACTTTTATAACCAGCATTAGTAGTATTAATAACCCAATTAGAATTCCAATCCCTCAGCATATCAAGCAACCGAAATAAGTTAGCAGTCTTTTCATCATTTGTACATAGTCGACCATTTTCGTCCCATGCATACTCATTCCTGCTACGTTGCAGACAATCCCACTCCGTTACGCTCCAATGTTTACTTACATACAAAGCCATATTAATCACACTCCATAAAAAAATTAGAAATCATAGTTTCTTTTTAACAAAAACAATCAATCCACTCATAGCTTCCACGCCAGCATCATTTAAGTTTTCGATAATACTAAGTAGCTCAGTTACAACAAGATATCCAATAACCGTCATAACTGCCCAAGTAGGTTTATCTAAAACTCTCATAACTACATCAACGACAGCTGCAGACAACGCACAAATTAAATAAACACCGATTTTTCCAAGGAAACGGTGTTTCATAACTTCACTTTTTATCTTTTTGGCAGCTCTGGCTTTTTTTATTCCTTTAATAGATTCTAGGATAGTCGGATTTTCAATACCACTATCTTTTAGATGCAGATAGGATATCGATACCCATTTTGTAAAACAATCAATAAATACTAAAAAAGCAAAGCTATAAAACAATATAGCGTGCTTATGCAAAATCATAGCCAACATTGCCGCTATTAAGGCTTTATATGACCAACCTTGTGCTAAAGTTTGAGCAGCTCCGATAGCCGCAAATTTAAAAGATTCCCAGTTCATTTTTGCCTCCTGTATAATGCTCCTAAAGGAGCTGATATTTTGAATACTAAAAAAAGAAAACGCATGAAACTACCAAATGGCTTTGGCAGTATTATTTTTTTGCACGGTAGCCGTCGTAGGCCTTGGGCCGTACTTAAAACAATTAACGGTAGATCCAAGTACATCGGTTATTTTCCAACACATGCAGAAGCCTTAATCTTTTTGGCTGATTGCAATAAAGACCCGTCTATTTATCTCCCGTCTTTGATTACTTTCGGTGAAGCCTATCAACTGGAAATGGCAGAACGTAAAGCTAAGATCGCCAGCGTCACGGTCAAAAATTATGAAGTAATTTTTGGATATTGCAAGCCTCTGCACAATAAGCCTCTTACCAGCCTTAAAGTTGCCGATTTGCAGGCCGTAATAAAAAAACTGTCAGACAAAGGTATTGGCCATGCTACACAGAAAAAAGTACGGCAACTATATCATAATATTTATAACTATGCCGTTAAGTATCAAATCATACCGCCTACTGCAGATATATCACGGTTCGTAGATGTAGATTTGCCGAAAAGAAATAAAATAAAACAGCCATTTAACACGCGCCAGCTCAATCGGGTAAAAGCTCTTGCTGACAGTAATGATCCTCTAGCGCCTTATGCAATGATCGTAATAATGATGTGTTATAGCGGACCAAGGCCAAGCGAATTTTTAGCAGTTGAAAAAAACGATGTCAAATTGCATTCCCGATTTTACCGGATACGAGAAAGTAAAACCGAGGCTGGTAGAAACAGGCTAGTACCTATAAGCAAAAAGATCGTGCAATATTATGACTATTGGCTGCAGCGTCCAGGGAAAACTCTTATTACAGACCCAGACGGAAAGCAACTGACATACCACCGCTTTCTACGCATCTTTGACAAGGTTATGAAAGTTACTCGCTGCAAACATAAACCACATGAGTGCCGCCATACTTGCGCTACATGGTTAGATGATAAAGGAGCTAATAAGTTATCTATCAAAAAAATATTAGGCCATGCTACACAGGATATTACTGACGGCACATATACCCATAAAAATCTACGCCAGCTAAAAAAGGCTATTGACCTTTTGTAAGTAATTTGCAAGGATTTTTTACAGCAATACCTTGAAAATCCATTAATAAAGCCGTTAAAACGTAAGTAATTTGTGTGTGATGATTTTCATCACACACAATCTTTATAAAAGCAGTATTTATGCGCTTTCTGTTGGCAAATATGGTTTTAACTGTTCTGCTGTTGTGCAATTAGCAATTTCGGCACTCACTTTTTCAAATCCGCTGTAAGCCGCATATTGCTGCGCTTTTACAAGATTTCCTGCTTCCATCATCTGATCACGCGTTACCTCTAAAAATGACTTTTTAAACAGATTATTTTTATCTGGATAAACCCTGTACATCGTGATATCGTTTTCCATAAGTGTCAAAGCAACCTGCCAGTTGTTCTGATCATCGTCATTACAATCGAAGCCGTAGCCGCTGCCGTCTTGTAGCCATACGATAGCATGCTTTTGAGCATCATATTTTTGATATTGGTAGTTTAATGCCTGTTCACGAAGTTCTTCGAGTGTCGGTGGCACATATTCCCTGGCAGCTTTAGCAGCTATATAGGAATCAATAGCAGCGATTTTATCCTCGATGGCTTTAATCGGTTTATCGCAAAAATCACCATTTACGACAGCATGGCTCTGCTGGTCGTCATAGATTACCTCGCTTAATGTTACCTCGCCAGCCTGTAAGTTACCGCCGTCAATAATGAAGTTATCAGGGCTATCCTTATACATCTTTTCCTCGTTAATTATTAAAACCTCACTGTTCAATATTTGAAAACATTTCATAAGTTATCATCCTTTCTTATTTTTCTGTCGGGGAACTGCCGAGTCATTTTCATGAAATAGTATCAAACACAGTTAATTTAACAGGAAGTGCCGGATATTTTGTTGGAGCAGATAGCCCTTCTTATTCAGGGATTTTAACAGTTACTAAAGGTAGCAAGGGATTAACTGGGGGTGGTGGAGGACATACTCAAAATTATCTCAACATTCATGCTAATATTACACCTAGTGTTAATGTTTCAGTTGCAGGGAACAATCACCCTCATCAAAATATGCCACCTTTTATATCAATTTTCTGCTGGAAAAGAATTGCTTAAACAGTTCTTTTCCATATATAAACTGATAAATATGGGGACATATTGTTGTGGGACAAGTTCTTACCAGTATCTGAAACAGAAATGGTATGACTATGACTACCAGCCTTATCTACAGTGACTGTGCTTGCTCTATTAACCCTATCAACTTCGGATATCCTACCATTAGGAGCACCACCAGAACCGTTATAAGTAGGTGCTGTATGAACGTGTTCTCCATTAGTGCTACATGTTGCGGCGTGTCCATGTTCTGGAAGTTCTCCGACAGTTTTATGCGGTACGTTTCCACATAAACACAGCAACGTAAGGCTGCATATTATTGTGTGGCATATCAGAACCGGTATTTTTGATATTTGCAGTATGGGTGTGATCACCAGCATTTTCGGTATAGACGCCATTTGCAGTAGAACGATAGGCGTCAGCTACACCGTTAGATCCTTCTTCGTTATAGTTGCTATATATTCCATGTTTATGATTTCCAGCTGACGATATCGTTATATTATGCTCGTGACTTGGCAGTTCCCCGACAGATAACTGATGTTCGTGTTCGCCACCGGTACTGCCAGCTTGGTATTCTACGCCCCATTCTGATGTACCCTGTGCCAGCAAAACACGTCCTGCCGGCATTGCCTCCCACGTACCGCCAAAAAGATCTGCAGGCGATGTCGAATTTACAGACATATATATACTGCCTACAGGATATGAATCTAAAGCAGTAGGCCTAATATTTTGTACCGTCCATACAACACTGCCGTCATTTATCTCCTGTCCTACAATAGCATTAGCTTCTAAAGTCGGTTCAACGGCACCTGTATTTCCTGCAGTTTTACATAACAAATAAGCCCAACTTGGACCGTTACCGTCTTCGGTATATCTTATATCTCCAGCTATAATTTCCTCATTCGGATTCCATACATTCTTACTTTTTCCAACGATCGTGATTATCTTATTTTTAATATCACTAAGTAAATTAATTCCTTTACCTGCCAAAAGAGTTAGTAAATCTCCCTTTTTAGTTGCAATAACACTATCTTTGCCAATAGTAATGCCTTTTAAATTAAAGTCATTTGGATGAGCCTCTGTATCTTCATTATGCTCAGTAACTTTATCCTCTGCAATTTTTCTTGCATTAGCCACTGTTACTATACCTTCAGGATCAATAATTGCTGTTATATTCGCCATGTTTTCCGTTACTACATTAATACTAAATTCTTCTGAAATCACAACAGAGCTTGATGCGGAAGGCAGAAAATCAGGGGAGGTATCTGTCATTATTGCATACATTATTTCCCCAACATCAGGATCATTTGCAAATACACCACATTCACGAATATAGTACCCTTCTGAAAGTTCAGCATTAGTAACAATACTTTGAATTTTAGCTAATCCACCATTAACACTGATTGCCGTTAATTCTAAAGCTTGTTTGGGTTGAATCAAATCAGTAAGATCTTCTGGCGATACTCCATCTGGAATAATACCAGAACCCAATTTCATCTTAGTGATCGTTAATGTACTACCAGCAATAGCTTTTGCCTGTAATACCTTTCCTTGTTTAGTCAACATTAAATTTGCCCAGTTTGGCATGTTACTTCAACTCCTTTGTGTACATAGATTGCAGCTCCAAAATAATTATTGATATTTAAAATCTGTGGTTTTATCTGTGATGGGAAAATCTCCACTTTTCTCATTGAAGAATAGACCCCTCCAACAAATAAGGAGCCAGCTATTTGACGATCAAAACTTAAAGCGTCAAGCCAACTCCTAACATTCTTACTTTCTTTAATTGCCCTATACAAATTGTCCAAAACAGATTTATCTGGAATGCCTTCTGAAATCATTCTTACCTGAAAATGATATGGTTTCCCACCATATTCCCAATTCTCATAAACTTTTGCTGATTTAAAAACAGCTGTACATACTTCCTCTACTGCAGCAGGAGTGCCTTTTCTCCGATGCCAGTCAATGGCCTTGCGCACTAATGCCCTTTTTTTATTGATATCTGCCGCATAATCATAAAAATCAACATGATATTGCCAAGCTAGTTCATCCACCAATGTTTCCGGCAACTGATCCAATCGTGGCAGCAACAAAACTAATTCAGCTTTTTCATTAATCGTTTGTAATTTTTCTGCAATGGCATTACAGATATTTCTTATCGTTTCGTCGCTTGCAATGCTAGTGGGTAGCAACTCGATTAAATTCAAATTTTGCAGATCATTCATTTTCTAGCCCCCCAAATGTAACATTAACATTTTCAGCTATCGCTACATGGTTATCAGCAACGATCCGAAAAGTAGGCGAAGATATAACCGCTCGCTTGGCGCCAGCATTTTTAATAAGACAGATTAACTCGTCCGGATTGATATCACGGCCAAGCTTAGATTTTTGCCAATCGATATAATCCTCCACCGCTTTCGCTACCGCGCTTTGAACGGCAACAGATTTAGCTTCATTTGCCCGGTCAATGTAATACGTGAGTGTAAGATCATAATTGACAACCTCCGGAGCAGCCACATGCACATGGTCAGTGAGCGGCCTTACAGATCTATCACTGCATGCTGCCTCTACGATATCCAGCATTTCTTTTCCCGGTATTCCACCGCCTACAAGTAGCGGTGTTATCAGTACTTGCCCCGGCTCCGGTGATATTACCGATACATCAACAATCAAAGACGAAGCTCGTTTGGCAATTTTAATGTATTCGCCCACTGGTCCAGCTACCGAAAATCCCTCCGGAGCCTCGCGAATAGCCTCACGCAAAGAATCGTCACTCTCGACATCTGAACCTCCCTCCGACGTTGTGGTATTGACCATTCCAGCGACGTACGGAATTGGATCAACAATCTTATTGATTTCTCCCGGCAGATAGCCATTACCGAGAACACCAGCCACAGTACAGGTAGCCGCTACAGAAACATCCAACTGTCCAGCTATGACCGTTGCATCCTGATCAATAGCAAAAAACACATTATCTCCAGCTGTCGCCCGCGTACCTGCTGGAATGTTTGTCGCAACGGACCGCACCTCCGACAGGGTTATTTTAATTGTCGTGACAGAGGCCTTGGCGCCAATACGTTCTGCCCCGACAAGTACGCCCAAGTGATCCAGGTTGGCACCTGCCGAATATCGCAATAGATTTTGTTTGCCGGTGTAGTTGATCTTATTGCACAGCATCAGGATAATGGCCGCAATCACGCATAAAAATAACCGGACAGGATCACCTTGTGCAAGGGTTCTCCCGGTTATTTCCGTATAAAGCTTTATGATATCCGATAATATTTCTTGTTCGTCTGCACTAACAAATTCAATGTCCGGCAGATCACTAAGTTTCATTTATGACCACCTTCACTTTCGCCCTTAAAACGCCCTCCGCATTAGAGCGCCATGTAATTTGTTTTACCGTAACTCGCGGCTCATATTTTTTTAATGCAGCAAATATTTCACTTTCTGCTTTCGCTTTAGCCGATAACAGCGGAGCATCTACATAGTTTGCATCAATGCCAAAGTCACGGTCTAACGGTACGTTAAACTTAGACGTGCTAAGTATTGTACTGCAATTTTGTAAAATTTCCATTTGCACATTTTTTGGAGCAAAATCTACGTCAACTCTTTCTCCCGCAGTAAGTTCAAAATCCATCAGCGCACCTCCTCTGTAGAATATTCAGTCAATGTAATATCGACGCTAACGGAAAGTATTTTACCGCCTGCCCGCCAATAGCTTACGTTTTCCCCTATATCCTCCAGCAACCAATAATTATCAGATACCGGCGCACCACCTAAAATAAACGGAAAAACTGCGCCTGTGTCCCTCATTTTCCTCAGCCTCCCCAGCTCGCTTTCGGGATTTATGCCGTGATCAGTGCGCAGCTGGATCTTCATGCTAACTTTTTCAACGTCAGGCCCTAAAAACTCCATTACAGGTTTACGACCAATCAAATCGTGCTTTGCCCAGCGGCCGGAACCACTGCGGCCGTAATCACTAAAAGTACGAATTTTACCATATGTCACAACAAAAGGGATATCTCCCATAGATCCAACTTGCATATTAACCTCCTATGATTACATCCGGACTTTCAGAAGCGACACTGCCTCCACAGTCTATCGGATCACCTACCCTTGCTGCCTGCAGTCCATTAATAAGAACTGTGCTGCTGCCGCTGGCGATATGCGCTGTATGTGCTGGATGCACGATACATCCATGCGGAGCATAACTATCTCCGACACGTCCTGCACCTTTACCGTTAATTATTACATTTGTACTTGCACTCACAAGCACAGTCCCTGGACAAGCATCATGTCCTGTATCAGTATCGCCTAATCTTGTCGCCTGCAATTTACCCACCTCCTTTAAGTATTTTTGTATATAGAAAAAGCGCCCTTAAAATAAGGACGCTTTAGTTAGCGATTATCTACCATTTACTCTCGATTGCAATATATACACGCTTTTACTATCCCTAAATCAAGTGTTGCGGTTTAAAAAAAAAGAACAAACAGACAACCGAAAAATATCCCCGCCTGTATGCAATAGGCTTATGGGGAATCCTATCCA